TAGTAATACCATCTCTATTAAGCTGTACAAAACTAAGACATGGTACATCATATTTTACGCAAAAATTATGTAGTTTGGTAATTTGAAAACCAAGCACTTGATATTCTTGCATAGAGTTGTTTATTGTTTCTGATCCCATTAACTTTAAGTAGTCATATATGATTAAGCAGTCTTTAGTAGATCCGTCCTCATTAAATCCTACATATTGATATATCCATTTTCTCATGATTGAGATTATATTTTCAAATGGCTGACCAGCAATACTAATGTAGTGATATGGAATACTTTTTAGTTCTTCTGCTGCTTTATAGACTTTCTCTTTATCTAATTCGCATTGTCCAAATTTGCCAGTGGATATTTTATTAATTTCTACACCACTTAAATTTGCTATCATTCTATTTAGATGGTCTTCTTTTGACATCTCTGTATCTAGCATAAGAACTGGTATTTTAAGTCCTTTAGACACGTTCAAGGCTACAGCATCGCCAAACATTGATTTACCAATCTTCGGCCTTGCTGCAATTAAATCGACACATTTTCTTCGAAGACCACCACCTATAGCTAAATCATATCTACTAAAGCCAGTTGGAATACCGGCAAAATCTGATGGATTATCACATAAATATGTAATATATTCCTCTATATTTGATCCTATGATCTCAGTAGATTTATTAGATGACTGATAAATGCTAGATGTTGCATCCAATATAGGTTCCTCTATACTGGATATCATATCCATGATATCTTCTTCACCATTGATGTTGTCTATTTTCTCGGAACAAACTTTAAGAGTTTGCTTCAAATCTCTAGCTAATTTTAATTTAGCGATTTTTGCCGCATGTATAGAAACATTTTCTTTATGGATGGGAAAATTAAATAATGATCTAATAAATCCTATTTCATCTTTGGTGTTGATTTTATCAGAAATACCTAAATCATTAGCAGCAGATAAAATCGATGTTAAATCAACTTTAATATTACTGTTTATTATATTTTTTAGACAACTGAATATAAGCTGATTCGTAGTATCATTAAAATGATATATATCAACAAAGTCTATATTTAGATACACATCTAAACCATATTGGCATAATCCAGCCAATACCGCTCTTTCAGACGCAGCATTTTCTAGCAAGCTTTTCTTTTGCATTATTTACCTATACATCTATCGCAGATAAAGAAATCTCTTTTATGTGTCGGATGAGTCTGAATTGATTTGTTGCACTTTTGACAAATCTGATGTATGGGCTGAAACCTTGGTCGCTTTCTTTCTGTTGGTTTTATATCTGGAGTAGTGATATCTTTGGCTTCTACTCCATCATCTTGAAATGTGTTTACACGTTTCTTGATTGCATTTACAGGAACCCCTCTTTTGTTGTCATTCTGTGATTTTGGCATAGTGAAGATGAATTCATTATTGTCGTCTTTTTTCTCTATTGGTGCTGCTGTGTCTTGTTCAGACATTAAAGAACTTGCTAGTGCAATTAGTTCTTCGTCATTTGTTTCTATTGCTTTTTTTAATAGATTTTTCACATGTTCTGTTCTATTCATTGTATTTCCTCTTAGCTAAACTAGATAATGTTTCTGACATCTTTTTGATAGTGCTGATTTTGTTTTGTAGTACCTTTATTCTAGCACCAGAATAGGTTTTCACTTTAACAATTTGTGTTGCTAATGGATTTTCCTTCACTGCTTTAAAGTATTTCTCTTGCCATTTTGTATATTTATCCCCATACTGATCTATTTTGTCTGCAATCACATACCATATGCTATCATCAGCCCAATCGAAGGCAATTTGCTCTTTACACAATAAACTATCTAAATATTCACTATATGCATATAATTCATATGCATATTCTAAGCATTGATTGTGTGTTAATCGTCTCAATTGATCCCTATTAATATTCAATATTTCATCTATTGCAGGATTAGGTTTGACAGCTTGAATGCCGTGCAAATTAATCCAATCTTCAATAGAAGACTTGAATACTTCAAATCTTTCTTCTCCATTCATTTATATCCTCATTATAATTTAGTTCAACTAACTTGATGGAATTAATATCACACCACTCTCTTTTATCATTATCTCTAGCTTTTGCACGATAAAAATGTAACTTATTTTTGAAGAAGAATTTATTGAATTTGTAATGCTGTTCTCCATGAACTTCTATAATCAAATTTCTATTTGGTATGAAAAAATCGGCTCTCAATACAGTGTTTCTATACTTTGTCTTACTTCCGGGTAAAGATACCTCTTCTAAAACTCTATCATGTGGAAATAGTTCATTCAATAAGTCTTTTGCCATCATATGTAATGATGATCTATTTTCTGTGTCTGCTTGATTTGCAGACGGGTTCCAACTATAGTTTTTACCATCTAATCCTAATATGTTCATATAACACACTTGATATTATTTTCTAATATTGATACCACTTCTGGATTAGATACTAAAAATTGATATAAATTATCTTGTCCTTGAAACTTAAAAGCCTTTTCTATCGCTTCGCTATCTTCGATATCCAAATCTGGTTTTATCTTCTTAATTAAGTCTTTATGCTGGTTCATAAAGGAACATGTCATCCATGCACCAGCCTTATCTATCATACCAAGATCCAGAGCAAGAATCAATACCTCTTGCACTTTATCAATTCCATGACCATATCTAATCCAACTTTGTACTTGTCCACCGGGTGGCCCCATCGATGAACATAAAATTTTCCAGTTCACAACCTGACCAATTCTTTCTTGATTGTTATTAGTCCAAGGAGTCACGGCAGACAGTTTTTCGCCACCACTCTTTATCTCCATTCTTGTATCTGCTTGATATTGAATTTTTGTGCCACCATCAGCCATTTTAGCAGCACCAAAACCAGCTGTATTTGCTATGAAGTGTGTAATCGCTATTATTAAACCACGTTGTCTTGGTAGAAGCTGTCCCATTTTTTTAGTAAATACAGAGAGAATCTTTGGTAATCCAGCCCTACCGGGGGTCATGTCTCCGTCTAACTCTTTTGCTGGCATTAATGATGATATAGAATCTATAATAAGTACGGCACCATGATAATCTGGATGACTCATTAGCTTGTGTGCTACATCTAAAAAATCTTCTGCTGGTAACGGCTTATCTTCTGGATGTATGATTTTCATTTTTGAGGCATCTAAATCTCTTACCTCAAAGTTCATATCTTTTAATCTTCCCTCGACATCTAAATAAATAACTGGCCTTCCTTCCTTTTGGCAGTTAGATGCTATTTGCATAGCAGTTGTTGTTTTTCCACTTTTGGGATCTCCAGTAAGTGTAAGCCAAGTTCCCTCACGAATACCGCCACCTAACGCTATATCTATTGCTGGACTTACAGATATAACTTTATAGTTACGTTTTTCTTCTAAGATTTGTTGACCATTAGATATTATATTGCCATACTGTTTTAGAATCTTTGTTAAATATTCTGGATCTTTTTCTTTAGCCATTTTCTGCTTTCCTAATCTTATTCAAAAGTGTAGTTTTTAAATTCTTTGGTCTTGTTGTATATTCTAATTTATCAATACTTTCTGTATCAATAACTTTTTTGGGTTTTTGTTTTTCAGCTTCTGTTATTTCAAAACTGATTTTAATATAATCTTCAACATATTTAGAAATCAATACAAATTTTTTAGATGAATGTAAAAAACCTAACGAGTATGTTTTTTTACCGTGTGCCGTATTTAAATAATGTAATACTGCTTCTATTGAATATTTATTTATTAATTTATTGGCAACTCGGATTTGTATCTGATACTCGTCCTTTTGCGATTTATTCCAAAATTTATATTCTAGATTACCAGTATTATCTTTTTCTCTTTTCCTAATACACACCAATTCAGCTATATATTGTGCTGCGGTACAGGGTTCACCCGTTGAGCAACTTTTGTATTTCTGGATGTTCTCGTTTTTTTGATCCATTTTTAAATAACATGTTTGCAACATTTTCTTCTGTCAATACTCTAGTACTATGTCTTTTTTCAAACTGACTAATAGGCCAAGTATATTTTGCAACATCTATACAAGAACAGTCATCTCTTAAAAGTCCAACTGTTATTGTTTGAAAAGACTGTGAATGACTTCCATCCATTGCTTGATCTTTAGCCATGCCACGCATAACAAACACGCCATCTAGACCTTCTTCATCTTCAAAGAAAATCTCATGAGGCGCACCAAACATATGTAATTCCACCTTTACTGGATATACATCATTCTCTGCACAATATCTTTTAAGTCTAATCCAAGGATTATCAAATCCTTCTCTGTCATAATCTCCATAAGCTTTTGTGCCATCATTAAGAGTAATTTGCCAACTGATCATAAGATCATGATAGCATAATTTTTCCATGTATCCATCTATACTTTTGCAAATCATATCAATCCTCCCGAATTTTATGAATTACATCTCTATATTTTCTAGATGAGTATACATCTAATTTAGTCTTTTTTTCATCCGCTGACATTGAAGCAGATTCTGTCATAACAACTACACCACGCTCTTTGTTTCTTGCGTATAGATTTATATCTGAACCAACATTATTGGTATCAGTTGTAGGAGTAAGTGTTTTCAAATATGTCTCAACAACCTTATCTGATCTTTGTAATTTAGAGGCTAGTTCAACTAGTGTCATATTAGATCTATTAGCGTCAATAAATTCTTTATCTGCTTTAGATAGTGGTCCTTTTCTCATTATATTTGCTCCATTACTATTCTTCTTGCCATTGTAAAGTATAAACGATTTTTTGTTTGAAGAAATTTTATATATGAATCGAATGCCTGTTTATTAACCTTTTTGAATATTTTTGGATATGTAGTATTGCGTATGCTACTATCTATATGATGTGGATCTATAATCTCTCCACGCGCATATTTAATATAATATAATTCTTTATCGTCATTAATTGTTTTTTTGGCGAATGCTACTTCTTCATTATTAGTCTCTTTGGCGTTTTTGTCAAAGAAAGTTCTGACAAGATGTACTGGATCTGGTAAATTTAGATCACTTACGTCTTCATTTTCCCACCTAGCCATTTAATCTCTCCAATTTTTGTTTAAGATATTTAATTGCTTCTGCCTCTGACACGGCAGAAAAATAAAATTGTGCTTTATTTGATATACCATAATCAGATAGAAGTTTATTTCCTAATACTTGTTGATCAAGCGTTCCATCTGGTAATATCTTTCTAATATCAATTTTCATTGTAATAGTGACATGATGTGGGTGTTCTTTTCTATTACTCAAATTATGATTCATCAGTCACCATCTTTAATCCAACGTACTTTTTCTTGTTGGGTCATTTTATTAATTCTTCTATTAAGTTTACGTTGTTCTGTGATTTCTGACGCTTGATGAATATTATTTTTAGCATTCTTATCTTGTAACTCATATTTTCCCATTTTTTGAGTATTTCTATCTGCTAGTTGTGCAATTGTTACAGGTTCTCCCCTTATCATGATTGCTGGTGGATTAATAAAAACTTTAACTAATGTTTCTTTTCCACAGATTGGGCAAGTATGAATAGAGGGATCATTAAATCCCTGTTTAATTTCTATATAAAACGCACATGGCTCACACTCAAAATCGTATGTTGGCATATAGCTCTCCGTAACCTTCCTTTGTCCTTCATTATGGATAGATCATAATCAAAAAACACACAACATACTAAAGTCTGGCAATAATTCTAGCAATAATTTTATTTCTTACAATATCCTCTGATGATAGTTTACATATCCCAACACCTTCAACGCCCCTAAGTCTTTCTATGCAGTCATCTAAACCGCCGTCAGACTGTTCGTTCAAATCCGTTTGTGTGATATCGCCATTAATTACCGCTTTAGATTGTGTTCCAATTCTTGTTAAGAACATTTTTATCTGTTCATATGTAGCATTTTGTGCTTCATCTAATATCATAAATGAATTATGAAAATTTCTTCCTCTCATATATTCTAGTGGACATAATTCTATAGCATTAGTATTTTTATAGTTGTTAAATGTATCAGTACTTAGATATAATTTCATTTCTTCTAATGTTGGTATTAAATATGGTAATACCTTTTCTGTTAATGTTCCCGGCAAATATCCTAAACCACGACCAGATTCTACAACTGGTCTAGTAATAATAATTTTTTCAATTCTATTGGTTAGTAAATATTCACACGCCAATCCAACAGCTACCGCTGTTTTACCACTACCAGCTGGTCCTACGCAAAAAGTTATATCGCATTCGGACATTGTTCTAATATAGTCTACTTGATTTTGTGTTTTAGGTTTGAATACTTTTCTTAATGGTGGCTTTTTTTCTTTATTAGAATCTGTTGTTCTTTTTTTTCTCATTTTAATATGGCCCAGTGTTTGAGATTGAACGAATAGTGGCACCTTTGTATTGTACTAAATCACTATAATCATTTTTATATGATAGTGTTAGTTCCACATTACCTCCACCAGTATCTCCACCAGAAGTAGAGATATTATCTAGGTAGTTTTTCGTCCCTAAATCCCACACAAAATATTGACTGCCTAAAGCATCAGCTACAATTTTTATTTGTTTATTTTCTTCGAATGTTTTATCTAAGCGTAATATATCTTGATATAGATATATGCTTCTAATGACGCCAACTAATGAGCAGGTTATACTAATCGGTAAATTTACAAACTTCCACAGATTAACATCTGTCTCATCATCTGCCCCTCTCCAAATACCAATATCATTTAATTCTGTATAATCTATAGCGGCTTCAATTTGTATAGACTGTAAACCAAATACATCTTTACTATCTATAGATAGTGGACTATTCAATTTAAAAATTTGATTGGCTTCTTCTGGCAAGATAGTAGAAGACATTTTAATGTGCTGTCTTTTTAGAATATCGCCATCTTGAGCTGAGTTAGGTAACTCGTCAACGTCACCGTCATCATATTTTACAATATTACTAATAAGTGTAATTGTTTCTGTGATTTGATCAACACCAATATCATATGATATATTTGTTAGTAGGCAATTTTTATATGACACTTTTGTCAGTGTTGCACTATCTTGTATTAAAGATACATCATCTTCTCCATATACTATTATAATATCATAATTTTTTAATCCACTACTATTAGTATATGTGTCTGATCCTTGACATCCTAGATTTGTATTAGATAGTAGATGACACTGATTATAATTAGTACTAGAACTTTCATCATAGTAGAATAATTGTCCACCCCTTGGTATTATTCTAGAAATATTAATTTCATGAGTACGGTTCTTATTTTCAAAACGAAACCTTCTTTGAAATCTACCAATGTCTACTATAGATGAAGATTCGCTAGTGCTACTTACGCCAACTGACTGAGCGCCATCTAAGTATGCATAAGTTCCACCAGATTTAGTATTTCGTTTTCTATACAGTACAGCCTGACAGGCATAGAAAACTCTATTTTGAGACATATTTAATTTCCGCTACTGCCAAAACCAGACTGTCCTCTGTCAGAATTATTTAATTCCTCAGTCTCTATCATTTGTACAGATAAAATAGATTGAAATAATATTTGTGCTATTCTATCCCCAGCCTTAACATTATATGGTTCATATCCATGATTTTGTAACACAACACACACTTCGCCACGATAACCACTATCAACCACTCCAGCCATAGTATCAAGCCCGTGCTTAACAGCCAATCCAGATCTAGGCCATATTAAACCAACATAGCCATCTGGAATTGCCATAGATATTCCAGTTTTAATCATCAATCTATTCTGTGATGGTATTATGCAATCCTCTAGGGCATATAAATCATAGCCAGCATCTGTATGATTAGCCTTAGATGGAGCTATAGCATTTTTATCTAGCTTCTTAAAATGGATACTATGATTATAGGTAGTATTTGATATATTTATAGCTGAACAATCTATCAAGGTTGTTAAATCAATTGACATAATATGTCTCCAATGTTATACTAGTTCACATGTTCCGCCAGAACAAGCCCATTCCTGTTCT